TTTTATCCCCAACAGATATGTTTTCAACAGGAACAATACCATTATCGGTGGCAACTAGTGTTCCTTTTGCCACACAAGGATTAGTTGCAAGAACACTACAATTAGGTAGATAATTTATATTATCATCCCTCCTGGCATTGTCTATAAATAAGATACCTGGTTCATTTCGATTAAAGCTGCTCTTCAATAACAGTTCCCATAAATCTTTAGCCTTAACAGTTTTATAAACAACTACCGGCAATCCTCTTTCTGCCCAATTCTCAAAATCGCCAGTCCATAGTTCATCATACTCATCACAATTTATATCTGGAAACCAAAGGTCCCAATCTAAATCGTTATCTACAGCATACATAAAAGCATCTGTTATCATAACAGACATATTCATTTTAGTAAGTTTATTTGGTATGGATTTAGCAGTAATAAACTCTTCTACATCTGGATGAACTATACTCATAGTAACCATAGTAGCTCCCTTTCTTATACTATTCTTAAAAGGAACCCCCTGATAACAATCCTCTTTAGAAACAGAACCAGATGTAATAACCTCAGACACTTTATCAAATATTTCTAGAAATTTAATTGGTCCGGGCGAAGTAACTCCTATCTTTCTAATTATAGTTTTAGAAGGTCTGAAGAAATTGGCACAAAAACCCACGCCTCCCTCAGTTTTTAAAGTAAGAGCATAGTTAGTGACCATCTCAAATATACCTTCAAGTGAGTCGGGGTTCTTTGGGGTTGCCTCTATAAAACAATTAAATAATGTTAAACCCTTCTCATCTATACCTATATTGGAATTAATTCTTCCACCGAACAAAGTCCTAAAACACATAATAGACTCTTTCAATCTATTATACTTATCTTTTTCTTCAGGAAAAATAGTTCCTGCTATACGAACACAAAAACCTTCATATGTTTCATCTTTATATTTATATTTATTCTCCCAAATTTCTTTTTGAAAATCATCTATAAATGGCATATTTACAAACTTCCCCTTATTATTTTTTTGTTAAACCAGTTGCTCCAAATCCACCCATTCTATCATCATCTCTATTGACTTCTTCAACTATATTTATAGTCCCATTCCAAACAGGAGTAATTATAAATTGAGCCACCTTTTCTCCTCTATTTATTGTTATAGTTTTATCTCCTATGTTTTTTAATAAAACCATAACCTCATCCCTATAATTAGAATCTATAACTCCAGCACCGGTTTGTAATTTGCCCTTCCATCTTCTACCAGATTTATCTTTAATAATCATAACATACCCTCTAGGAAACTCACAACACCAACCCGATCTGATGAGAACATCACTGCCTGGTTTTAATGTATAGTCCTCAAGGGAATAAATATCATATCCAGCATTACCGTCATTACCGTTGTTGTCAGGGGCATTTGATTCTTTACTTAATAGCTCTATATTCAAATAAAAATCTTCAAACATATTTACCTCCAATTTTTTTTAATAATTTTTTTATTCTTGTGGTCTTTCACAAGACGCACAAACAAGTTTTGTTTTGTATTTTTCATCAGGCACAAGCTTCATCTCAGTATGACCGCATTTACAGGAATCCTTTAACCAAGTAGGTCCAACAAGAGAGTCAGTCTCCATAGGTATATTTTTAAAATATTTACCAAAACCATCAATAATGGAACTCTCCACAATTTTACTGACTTCTGGAACTTGATTTTCATTCGCTTCAACAATCACTTCATCATGTACTGTTAATATTAATTTAGCATCGAGACCTGATTCTTCTAACCTATTAACTACATTTATCATAGCCATCTTTATTGTGTCTGCATTTGCACCTTGAATGCCGGCATTTTTAGCTTGTCTTTCAACTGCTCTCTGTATTCTCTGTCTATCTGGATGTCCATACGGTGGTATATTATAAAACCTTTTCCTTCCTGCTATAGTTTCAGTATAACCATTCTTAACAGCATTACGAGCAGAAGTTTCTAAATAATTTTTGACAGCTGTAAAAACACCAAAGTAATTATCTATAAGCTCTTCTGCCTTCTTCTCAGTTATACCAAGTCTATCTGACAAACCAAATTTAGTAAGACCATACATCAAACCAAATGAAATAGCTTTACATGAGTTTCTCATTTCCTTATCAACTTCTTCTATTGCTACCTTAAAAACCTCAGAAGCAGATTTACTGTGAAGATCTATTCCTTTATTGAAACACTCCAAGAACACAGGATCTCCTGATAGGTTTCCAAGTATTCTAAGCTCTGCGGAACTCATATCAGCAGTAATTAATTTATAACCAGGCTTAGATATAAAACAACTTCTATACATCTGTTTCTTTGGAATATTCTGTAGATTGGGATTAGAACTACTCATTCTACCTGTAGCAACCATCTGCCTAAATCTGGTATGAAGTCTCCCAGTATATTTATTTATTTTAGCTAATAAACTTTCCGAATATGTTGATATCATCTTCTCTTTCTTCCTATAGTTAAGAAGATTAGCTACCACTGGAACACTTTTGAACTTCTTGAGCGTTTTTTCATTGGTGTTATCTAAATTGATACCATAATCTCTTAGTGACTTAAGAAGCTGTTTATTACTTTTTATATTAATAGGTGCTACACCAAACAACATGTTTTGTCCGTGGTGTAAAGATAGTTCTTTATTTATCTTATTAAAAACCTCTATCCTTTCATCATTAATATATGACATAATAGTTCTCCATTTGTCAGTATCAATAGTAATACCGTTTAGTTCCATTTCACACATAGGTTTGGTGAAATTAAATTCTAATTCTGCTACACCTTCAAACCCCTCTCTAATCATTCTTGGTTCTTGTAAATCTTTTATTAATCTAAGTATAGACACATCTGACGCAGCGTACTCTATTTGGTATAATTTATATTCTTGCCCGTAATCACTAAATGTAGTAGCTGTTTCTTTAGGCATTTCTAAACCAAGATATTTTCTTACTAAATCGCTAAGTTTGGCACCTCTTTCATTTAAACCTAAATTAAAAAGTTGCTCCATAAGCATAGTATCATATATGTTTTCTATATAATAGCCAGCATGGTGTTTAATCATCTTCATATCAAACACAGCATTGTGTAATAATTTCTTTTTACTTTTGTTTATCATTAAATCTTTAAACATGCTTAAATCAATAGAAGAGTATTGTGTGTCACTTCTAACATCAAAAACAAAAGCCCTGTCACCAACACCAATCTGGAGCAAAACCACCTTATCTTCGAAAGGAGATAGTCCTGTGGCCTCAGTATCAATCTCCATTATATCGTACTTCATTATCTCAGACATTGCTCTTCCAAAACCATCTGGGTCTGTTATATAGTCGTATTTAGGTTTTGGTATTATATTATCTTCTATTGTAAAACTCATATCAATCCTCCCTAACTATTCTACATGATTTATATATCATATTTATCAACACATGTGATGCAGGTTTTCCTGTCATTAGAATAGGTGTTGTTATTATATCTAATATAGAAGAATATTTGTCCGCGTCTGAAATTTTCTTCGAAAAAACCAATTTATTTGTAAAAAACCCAGCTAAAGCTATCCTAACTGTTTCTTCTGGTATGTTTTTTAAATTTTTTACTGTTTTAATTGCGTCCTTAAACTTGCCCATTATAACAGCTTTACCTAAATCCATAATGTTTATATTATCTTCATCTATTAATTGATTTTCAAGAAGAATTTTTACATTATCTATATCCCAGCTGCCTTCATCTATAACATTTCTAAGATTTATAATAGCTCTTCTTGGTATTCCTTTAGAAGCTTCAGATATATATTTAATAACAGATCTATTATAAACTATTCCTTCATAATCACATATATTCATTAGAATAGAATTTAACATATCTGAAGATACAATTCCAAAATGCATAGGAACGTTTCTATCAATAAAGGCACTGTCTAATTTATTAGGCTCGTCTGTACAAAATATAAAATAAACATGAGAAAACCCATCTTCTATTTTTTTCAATAAAAGATCTTGAGCAGTGGATGTAAGTTTGTGTGCTTCATCAAATATTAAAACCTTATTTCTACAGAAAAGGGGGTGGAAAGAAAGGTTTTTAGTTATCTTATCAACCGCATCTTTTCCACCAGATTTTCCAACATTTATTTCTACTACATCCACATTAGTATTATTAAGGGTGCTTTTACAAGCACTACAATTCAAACAAGGCTCTGATGTGGAACCTTTTTCAATTGATTCACAATTCAAACCAAGAGCCAGTATTCTTGCTGCAGTAGTCTTACCACACCCAGGAGGGCCTGTGAATAAAGAATTGTGTGGTATATTATTCTTATCTAAATTATTCTTTATTATTTTCTTATTTACATCTTGACCTACCATTTCATCTATTAAGCAAGGTCTATATGTAGTTATTAAATCATTGGCACCGTTATCAGTAACCCTTCTTATAAGCATAAAACTTTCCTCCAAAGTCAATTGTTTCTAATTCTTTTATCTATTTCACTAATAAGTATATCATACAATTCACACAAAACACCTTGTCCTGGAGCTGTTTCAAAAACATAATTAGATATAGACTTTACTTGATTAGCTGAATTGTTAGTAGTAAACTTTATTTCCGAATACTTCATACAACTTATATCATCTAATCTGTTACCTATATATAATAAGTCAATAGGACTAAATCCATACCTATTCATTATTTTATGTTTAAGTATGTCAAATTTATTTTCTTTATTATTAGAAAAATAGGTAGGTATATTTCTATACCTCATAATATTGTAACTGACTGAAGAATCAGAAGAAAGGAAAACAAAAACAAAGTGTTTCTTTAATTCATTTATCACCTCAAAATCAATGTTACAAAAATTCTTAAAAAGAGTAAAATTCATATGATCTATAAAACTATTACCATCAGTTATAACACCATCTATCTCACTCACTATTATTTTTACATCACTAAAATCTAACATAAGTCACCACTTCTATTAATAATAAAATTTTGTTATACAATTACTAACCTTTCGTACCTCTTTTGAACTTAGATAGGGGTGCATTGGTATTGATAATAAAGTATCGGCTAACCCCTCTGCTATATTAAAAGAACCATAGCCGTTGTAAATAGGTTGATTATTGCATGTTATAGGATAATGTAGAGCTGCGCCAATACCATTTTCTTTCAAAAAGTTAAGCAATTTATTTCTAGTCTCTTTTTCTTCAGTTCTTATTTCATACAAATGATAAACATGATCACACCCCTTGTCAACATGTGGAAGTAAAATATTTTCATTTATTCTGTATGTTTTATCTTCTGAACAAAGGAAAGATTTATACATTAATGCAACATTCTTTCTTTTATCATTCCATATATCTATATAATTTAAACACTCTGTTAAAAATAATGCATTTATTGAATCTAATCTTGAGTTATAACCAACTTTATCATAACCATACCAAGAACCGTCTGTTCTGCCTACATTACCTAAAGACCTTACATCGTTGGAAATTGATTCTATATTAGTTATTACAGCTCCGCCTTGACCTAAACCACCGAGATTTTTTGCTGGATAAAAAGAAAAACATCCAGCATGCCCAAATGTTCCCACACTTTTTCCATCTATTTTTGCCCCAATTGCTTGAGCACAATCCTCTATTACATATAAATCATATTTCTTTGCTATTTGCATAATTTTTGGCATATAAACAGTATTACCATACAAATGAACAGGGATAATAACTTTAGTTTTATTTGTTATATAACTCTCTACACTTTCATCCATCAAATATGTATCTGGATTAACATCTGAGAACACAACATCTGCACCAACATGTGTAGCTGCTATTGCTGTAGCTATAAATGTATTGGCTGGGACTATAACCTCATCTCCTGGACCTACTCCTAAAGATCTAAGAGCTAAAATTAAAGCGTCTGTTCCTGATCCTACACCTATAGTGTATCTACAATTATTATAATTAGAAAACTTACTTTCAAACTCTTCTAAATAGGGACCTCCAACAAATCCTCCTATTGTTATTAATCCTTTTATTTTCTCCATAATCCAATCAATATTCAACATACTATACTGTCTTTTCAAATCAACTAAATTTATATTCATTTTTTTTATCTCCTTATATATAACCTAAAATACTTAACATTTTTTTAGTTTTATCTGTTGCTTCTTCTCTCCAATTTTTCCAATTACCTACATAATAACCAACATGTGATTTATTGGCCTTTATCAAATGGCTATATCTATAAAAATCCATATTTAAGAAAGAGGACATCTTGTCAAAGTTCAATGAAGGGTATTCAATAAAATCCTCAAACCTTAAAAATAGACGTTTATTAAAGTTATGAATGTTCTTAGTTATATTCTCCATATTACATGCCCAATGGTGAGCATTATCTTTAAGAGAATTTGACCACGGAGGTACCATACCTCTTTTCTGTCTAGCACCTGAAAAAGCAACATCTCTACCATCTCTATATATAAAAATTACATTAGTGTCTGGTAAATTTTTAATCACTGCTATATCAGCTCCCTTATCTCCGAAGTATTCAAACTTGTTATCAAATATAACATCTTCTACTGCCTCTATTCTACCGTTAATTGTGTCTTCTTTAAGTTTCTGCATACAGTTGTATACAAAATTATCATAATCAACCCAAGGAGGTAAGGCATGGTAAAGTTTTCCTTCACCTCTTTCTATCTTTTCTAATAAAGATTTAAAATATTCTTCTGGTTTTTCTGAAGAAAGTATTTTATAAACTTTTCCAGATTGATAGTTATCCATATAATAAATTCTTAATTCGTTAGTTAGCCAAACCCTGTTGTGTGCAGATAGTATTTTTCTTGTTATAGTAGTACCGCATATAGAACTTCCAACCAACACTAATCTCATTTTATTTCCTCCAATTTATTTTATTTTTCTTGCAGGAGTTCCAACGTATATTCCAGGTTCAGTTATATCTTTATTTACAAAAGAATTAGCTCCAGTAATAACATCATCACAAATTTCTACACCGCCAGCAATTTTTGTTCCAGCACCAATGTAACAATTATTACCTATAACTGTACCATTCACCCTCTTCCTATCATGACCTCCACCAAGTGTTATAACATTTGGTCCTATAAACACATTTCTTTTTACCAGTGCTGTATCTGTAAGAATAGTTCCATATTTAATAACAACATCGTCTTCTATAACTACTTTAGGACCTGTCCTTACTCTACCTTGTAAGACACAATTATTTCCAACTATAGTTCCTTCTTCTAATTCACAATAACTTCCTATAGTTGAGTTTTTTCCTATAGTGACATTATCGTGTATAACACTAAAGTATCCTATGAATGTGTCCTCAAACTGACCAAGTATATTTAGATTTTCTCCAATAGCATTCATTGTATTTGCTTCTATTGCTAGTTTTGACATCTTATTTCTCCTTCTCGTATTTTATTAGTTGAGCATTCTTCTCTATGCCCATATTTATAATGGCATTCGACACAACAGGCTAAACCATTCTCTGGGTCCAATGCAAGGCCTGGTTTTAATTTCTTTGGTTCTATATGATGGGCATGTTTTGCATCCGTACCACAGTATTCACATTTATAATTTGCTCTTTTTAGTACTTCTTTGGACCAGATACTTAATTGATGCTCATCGGGCACCGCCCGACGATTCCAGTTGAACCGCCTTCTCGGAACTCTGGTTTAGCGGACCACCAATAGACCGCCCGGCTGAAGCACTATGTCCAACCGTTTGCTCATAAAGAAACCACCCATTAGCAGAAATATTAAAGGCTGCGTTTGAGTCTCTATGGTCAAAGTGAGAACATGAACATTTGTAGTTCTTTCCGTTTGGTTTGTTGATACTTCCACATCTTGAGCAAACCTGGCTTGTATAGGCTGGGTTTACAAAATAGATGGGTATGCCAAGCAAAGATGCTTTATATTTGACAAAAGTTTCCAACTGATAGAAAGACCATTGAGATTTTTGAACATATCTCTTGGCTTTACCTTTCTTGGAAATCTTTCCTAAATCTTCCAATACAATAGCAAGGCGATGTGATTTGGCAAAATCAACAACGGAACGACTCACTTTATGATTAATATCTTTAACTCTATTTGACTGTTTTCTTCTGATTTTCTTTAAAGCATTTTTAGCTCCTTTCTTCTGTAAGTTTTTCCTTCTATTGCGAAAGTTTTTAGTTATTCCAGATACATCTGGACCTAACTTCCTAACTTTTCCAGACATAACGTCAGCACAAACTACAACATTTTCTACACTGTTTCTATCAACACCAAGAAAGCCTTGAACTTCCTGCTCTTGTAAGACAGGAGTGTTATAAGAGTAGAACATAAACCATTTCCCGTTTCTTTTGAAAAACTCTACCTGTCTAATAAATCCAGAAATAAGTTTAGGAAATACAACAGGTAAAATAGATTTTTTGAAAAATGCTGGAACCCTGATACCACCTTCTACAATCTTTACTTGTTTTCCTTTATCTCCGCAGACAGGTAAAACAAGATTTTTTACCTGCTTGAGTTTCTTATTTCTTTGGTATTTAGAAATAAGACTTTTAGCAAGAACACAAGGTATTTCTTTGTAATATTTTGAAGAAGATTTGGTTCTATCTTCCAGCATTCTATTAACACAAACAGATGCTTTTTGATACAACTCATCCAAAATAGGAGTAAGGTTATGAGGTATAACGACCTTAAAAGTAAGACACATTGTAAATACTTTCTCGTCTATCATGTTGTGTTTGTGACCAAGTTTCGCTATAAAGTTTTGCATCCACACATTCTCCAAGATTTGATTTTGACTCTCCCAGAAATGGCTAAACAAATGTCAGTTAGTATTTCTGAAATAAATGGTGAAGAAGACCACATACATTTTCTTTTGGAAACAACACCGCAAGATAATCTTGGGGGCGTTATAGGAGCACTAAAAGCACGGTCCTCTTCGTATCTACACAACAAATATGCTTTTCCGTATTGGGGAAAACATTCCAGAACTCTTTGGTCTTCTGGGTATTTTGTAGTGTCCACTGGGGGTGCTCCTTTAGATGTTATTAAAAAGTATATCCAAAACCAATAATAAGCATTAAATCCTACTTGTCAAGAGCCTAACCCCGAACACCGTTCGGGGATTGCGGCTCTAAGACTGTTCATAGTCTGTATATAATTGTTCATTCTTTTCATTAATTACTATGTAATAATGAGATTTCTTATTAAATACTTCACAATTATCTTTACATTCTTTGGAACAATAAAACCTATTTTCACCATAAGTTTTACCATTAAGTGCCCTTATTCTACTTTTTACTTCCGATCTTAAAGGAACAAACCAACTCTTACATTTAGAACATCTGACCTGCAAAAGTGGTCTATCTTTTTTATCTATAAATTTCCTAACATCCTCAACATAAGATAATTTATTAGCATAAGTACTAAATAAAGGCAAATTTAATTTGCTCACACCACCCTTCCAATTTACATTATTTTCCCCAAAATTTGCAATAGATACTTTCTGTTTACTATCATCATTAACTGACTTTCCGTAGTTATAATTATTTATTCCAGAGTTAGCACAACTATTTGAACAAAACTTAGAAGGATCTTTCTTTTTTGTAAAGTAAGGGTTTCCACAATACAAACAAGAATCTTTATATACTAAATACATTAAGTACTTTTTTCCCTGCTTAACAAAATTTCCTCTTTTAGTATAATTAATGCCTTCTAAATCATCCCAACATATCTTCATAATATTATTCTTTAATTCTAATCTCGTCCTCTCTTAAATTTCTCTTAAATCTAGCAGGAATACCCATAACCACAGTTCCAGGACTAACATCCCTTGTAACTACAGAAGATGCTCCTACCATAGCATCCTTTCCAATCCTAACATTAGGTAAAATAGAGGCATTTGATCCAATAGTAGCCCAATCCTCAATTATCGGTCCTATAAAATCAAATCCACCCTTAGTTTTATCTCTTGACATGGCATTATCATTAGCCATAATTACTGCTGGTCCGCAAAAAACATGATTACCTAAAATAGCATCGCTGGCCACATTTGTCAAGTCCATAACTCTAGTGTAATTACCTATTTTTGTTCTAGCTCCAACTTTAGTGCTTATACCAACTATACAATTATCGCCTATTTCAACATCTTCCCTAATATGAACACCGTCTCCTATCAAACAATTCTTACCAATTTTAACATTACTGTATATAACAGTATTTGCACCTATAACAGTATTATCTCCAATAATAACATCACCATTTCCAACCTTATTATAATCAATCTCTGTTATACCAGAAGGTGCCATTGGTTTTCTACCAATAACACAGTTTGGAAATATAACAACATTATCACCTTTTTTAACTTCTACAAATAGCATATTAACTTATCTCCCCTTCAAATTTTTTTTCTACATTATTGTCTTTTTGTTTATCTTTACAAAACTTATTAAATAATCTTAAATACTCTTCTGCTCTTTTTTTATTATACTCAAGTATAGTATAATACATTGATTCTATAACAGGTTCTTCTTTGTCAAAGAAAATATCGCCGGCAAACCATTTAGGATTAACTTTTTTAAAACTAATATTAAATTCATAGAAACCTTTGTAACCATTATACTTTAACCATGTGTGAACTGGCAGCATTAATGATGGTGGAGGCATGAGAACATTGCTACCTAATCTATGATTTGCTTCTGCTGCATCCATACTCCATCTAAACTTTAGAACTTTACTGGTGTGTGTTGTGTGACCTAAATGAATAACAACTAAATGCCAGTTTTCCTTCTTATCTATATTAATATCTTTAACAACTGGTTTTCTGCCATAACCAAAGTTTGATGGATGATGCCAACCCATATGGGTACCTGTAGTCAATCTATTGTCATAACTATAGTCATTACTAAACCTCCATATAGGTGATTTACTATGTGAATTAGCATCCCTACCCCAAACCTTATCATTTCTGTACCAAGTTCTAGATCTCCATAGATGTATTAATGGTATTTTAACTATATCAACATTAGTATTATAATAATCAGTTAATTTTTTTCTAAATAAATCACCACCAACCACAGTAGCAGCGTGTGAGTATATTTGATCTGCTGCCCTTATAACTACCCAGTCTGGTTCTTTTTCTGCTATTCTATCAACAACAAATTTCCACCTATTGTTTCCTCTACTTATAACACTATTAGAGTTGTGTCTAAAAATTCTTATATTATTATACTTTTTAGCATAGTCCTGCAGCACCACCCATGAACCATCAGTGCTACCATCATCCAAAACAACTATATCATCAAACCCAACATCAATTGCATTGTTTAAGGTTTCATGTAAGTGTCCCTTAATTAATTCATTATACATAGGGATACCAAGAGAAATCTTTACTCTCTCTTTGTGCTTCATTTATACTAATTTCCTCCTATACATTTTATTTTACTCGTCTTAAATCATGAGGACTAAAGCCCCATTTTTTAATAAAATATCTATAAGCCATGTGTTCATTGTTTCTATAACCAATTTTTTTCTCCTGTTTAAGACCTAATTTTCTAGTAGTAATAGAGCCCCAATGATGAACATAAGAATTAAGAGCAACTCCGCTTGTAAAACCATTTTTATATACTCTAACATAATAATCTATATCAGAATAAGATGCCAAATCATACTTCAAAAAATCTTCATCCTTTAGTCCTGTTTTTTCTATTACTTTCTTTTTGTATAGAATTAACCCAGGCCACAATATGAATTTAGTTTTTACAAACTTTTTACTTATTTTAGATCTGAATTTTTTTGAAAAGGAATTAATTCCTCCACTATATATATTACTGATTACATAATTCATTAAGTTTATATCATCTTCTTGTAAATATTTTAATCTTAACTCTTTATACTTTTCTATTTTAGAGCCTATGAACGGTGCCATAGCTCTTATCTCTTTAACACTGTGGAATACAAAAGGGTTTACACAATCAAAGTCTGATTCTAACATATAACTCAGCCAATTATTTGATACTATGTGGTCATTAGCCATAACTAATACATGGGTAAGTTCTTTGTCTCCCATAGCCCACTTCATGCCTTGGTTAGATGCTTTACACGCGCCAAAATTTTTTTTATTTGATATAAAATTAGACAATGTCCCCTTTGATAATAACTTTTTAGCCCATTTTTTAGTTTCATCAACACTACCATTATCTACCAAACACAGTTTATAGGTTCCTTCTTTAGTGTTATCTATTATGGATTCAACACACATCTTAGTGAATAAATAATGATTAAATGAAACTATTATTATGCCAACCATCAGTCAACCTCTATCCATGCTCCGCTATTCTTTAACGATGTTTGCATAGCGCTTAAAACTTTAACAACATTAAAACCTATATGCCCAGAAGCAATTGGTTGAGTATTATTTTTTATACTATTAATAAAATCTAATAACTCATCCCTCATAGGCTCTTTATTCTTTATATAAGGAACTACAATATCACCATATCTATAACTCATTAGATGGTCAGCGTAGGATAAATTAGATGTCTCACTTCTTTCTTTTACATCAATTCCCATATTGTAAATTTCTATTTTCTTTTCTCCTGATTCACAAACCACCATTTGTTTTGAACCCACAACAACAGTCTTTCTTATTTTTAATGGGTCTAACCAACTAAGGTGTAGATGGGCAGTAGTACCATTTTTATATTTCATATTTATAAAAGCAACATCTTCAGTATCAATTACATGATTGGTTCCAAAAGCAGATACAGACTCACATTCCGAATCAAATAAATAATCTATGATACTTATATCGTGTGGAGATAAATCTTCAATGACATTCGCTGGAGACTGTATTTTACCCAAATTAAGTCTTTGTATATATGCATAGTGTATTTTACCAAAATCTGGGCTATTAATAATTTCTTTTAATTTAATTATCTCTGGACTATAAAGGAATATATGCCCTACAGATAAAACTAACCCAAGTTTATCAGCAAGAATAAGTATTTCTTTAGCTTCTTGTACATCTAAAGTCATTGGTTTCTCTAAGAAAACATTCTTACCAGAATTCAAAGCATCAATAGCTATTTTGTAGTGTGTGTTTGGAGGAGTTGATATAATTACACCATCAACATTTTTGTCTTCAAGAATGTCTTTATAGTCAGTGCTAAAAATTACCTCTTTATATATAGGATCATTAACAAACTTTAATAATTTTTCTTCATCTAAATCAACCGCTGAATGTAAAACACCAAGATTATTAGCGTTTCTTAATAAATTGGGACCCCAATAACCTAAACCTATTACCGATAATTTCATTTAATTACCCCTTTCTATGGCCAGATATCTTTTCCGCCATCTTGTTTTTGTTTTAATTTTAATTCATTATATAATTTATTCATCTCGTCAAAATTATAATTTATTCTTGGTTTCCAATACATATTAAAGTGATGAATATCTTTTCCTTCTAATATAATTCTTCTTCTATCATTTTTTACCCATTCGTGAACATAATTTACGAGGTGTATTCTTGGGTAGTCATTCCTAGCCAACCTATATTGATGATCAGGATACCAATTTTGTTTGGTATACTCTTTTTTCATCTCAAGATCTTCCCAATGTCTTCTAGGAAATCCTACCAAGTCTACTTCTGTATCTTGAAGTTTTTCTATAAGTGGTTTTAACATTTCTCCAAACTCTTTAGTTATTTTCTCATCTGGAGCAATGCCTATAAACCAATCGCTTTTTCCACTTATCCATTTACGTAATGTGTTACCAAACTTACCAAAGTTTTCAAAAGTAGCATATTCTATATTACACCCATAAGATCTTGCTATTTCTTCTGTTCTATCTGTTGTTCTATCATCTATCATTATATAGCTTTCATCAACATGTGGAAGAACTGTCTCTAACATATCAGCTATACAGTGTTCTTCGTTCCTAACTAAAGTAGCATGTATTAATTTCATTTATCCTTCCTCATCTTGGCAACCATATTATAACCTTCTTTCTTCCAACTAACCTCAATCAATCCATTTCTCTCACACACATGTTTAAACAATCTTCTATCGTAGCCTGTGTAATGAAAATTACCTTTATAGTCCTGACCTCCAAAAATTAACCAAGAGAAATAACCACATATAGGCTCACCATTACTTCTATCTTCATTTCTTCTTCTTAAATAATCAGCCACTATTTCCTCTAAATTAGGAAGTCTAAACTCAATTATACCTCCTACTTTAAGTACCCTTTTCCATTCTGTCAAGATATTATCTACTTCTTTTATTGGGAAGTGCTCAATTATATCTGATGCAAGTACAAAATCAAATTCTTCGTCTCCAAACCTAAGTTTTCTAACATCACAAACATAATCTATTCCAGACAGAGTTCTTTCATCAACATTCACACACTCATACTCTGGTGTAGGGTAGGTTTTGTAAACTCTTCTACCAGCTCCAATATTTAATGTCCTTTTCATATAACTACTCCTCAATATTGCTTTTTCCAAAAATAAAATTATATATAACTTCAAACGGTTTGAAGAACAATGGAGTATAATACTCATAAGATGCCCCTTTTAAACCTCCTTCATAACACACCGCCTCTAACACATCTATTTTTCTAATTTTTAACCACCATCTTCTTAAATACAATGGTTTTAAGCTAACAGTTATATAATTGCTCATACATTTAACCTCCAATTTCATATTCTTTTTTACATGTTCCAGAAAATGTTGTTTGTGGAGAACAAAAAGACATAAAAAATCTTCCGTCATCAATACCAGATTTGACTTTATTAATATCAGATGATAAAAGACCTTGTTTTATTAAATCCTCCAACAATCTCTCTACTCCTCTAGACACTATATCCCAACGTTTATTTTTTATATAACTCTCATCACAGTCAAAAGAACAAATAGTTTTATTTTCAAGTTCCATGATTACCTCCATATATACTACCCTTTAGTTACTATTTTACACATTACATACTACTTATAGCATCTACTATCTTATTGCCTATAGCAGAATAATTAAAGCCGGTCTGCAGATATTCCTTTAGTTTTTTACCTCTATTTGATGCTTCTTCCCTATTATCATAAACTTTTCTCATAAGTTCTGCACCGTGTATTATATCAGCCTCTGCCCAACTTTGCTCCATTAAATACCAAGGGGACCACGGCATTCCAGCCACTGGTGTTAATATATAATCAACTAAATAACTATTTTCTTTATTCAAATATTCAGTTACTCCTCCAAACCCTGTTGAAACCACTGGGTTTCCAGCGCATCCTGCATATGCTGTTGATAAACCAAATCCCTCTCCCCTATCTAAACTTACATAACAATCACCTCTTCTATGTAAACTAAGCATCTCATCTTCACTTAACATATCAGGTATTAAATATATCTTAGGGTGACTTACTGACGGACTCATTCTCTTTAAATTGATAAGCATTTTTCTAACAGCATCCTTTTCTTGATCAGAGTAATCAGACCTATATGTTTTTAGAACCAATGCTACATCTTCTCCTGACATAAAAGCTCTCCAATAAGCCCTTATAGTTGCTATTGGATTTTTTCTCTCGTGCCACTGAAATATACTATAAAACATAAAGGTATCATCACTTAAACCTTTAATATTATATTCACCTATACCATCAAACTTTACTGTATCTATAACATGAGGCACATTAAAAATGGGAACTATAACTCCAGATTTTTTAAATATATCTACATTCCATTGACAGCCAACCATACACATGTCTACATTATTATTAATGTAATTAGGCCAAGATGGGTGTAATCTATCTGTTTCCCAAATAGTATATCCACAGTTCAACACACCATCCTCTTTATGGTTCTTCCAAAACTCAGGTGTAGTATGTATAATATTAACATTATAATCTACATCTTTATTAATCAAGCTTCTAAGAATTTCTCCATCTTCTCCAAGCTCTGGTCTAGCTTTTTCAAAAGAAATTGGATTTATCTTTATAGGTATGCCTAGTTTATATAATGATAAAACATTCTCCCTGCTTGCTTTTGCATACCCTGAATTATCAAAAAGCGGGGCAGTGTATTTAATTCCTCTTATTTCCATTTCTATTCCTTTCCTTTTGGTTTAAAAAACATCTTTGGGTCACATGTAGAACACCAAGATTCAGTATTATGAACTTCTCCAGTAACCTGGCAATGACCTCTTTTTTGATGCATTTCACAATTTTTACATTGACAAGTTAAACCTTCTATAAATTGCGGAAACTCCCAACTTCCAAGACCAACCTTTATGTTTATAAGATATATTGTATCAAAATATTCTTTGTTTTTGTTCAACCTTTTTGGCGGGGCCGAGTAACCTTTATATACTCTACATGCTTTTTTTAAACCATCTAGTAATTCAAGCATTCCATCAATAGAAAACATAATTTATCCTTTTAATTAATAATCACTTAATATCTCTTTACCTCTTATAGCCTCTGATATTTCCCACACATAGGAATATAAATGAAGACCTTTTGAGCTAGCTATAATTTCTCCATTTTCTACTCCTATTTGATCTGCACAGTATTGCTTCATAAGCTCTATAGCAGCAAGATTTGCCGGGAATCCACCAAACAAATCCCAGGATCTAAAATAAGGAAAAAAGTGAAGTTTGTCATCTTGAATACGAGTATCTATATGACGAAGACAAGGAGGGTCTTTTAGAATTATATCAGATGGTTGTGCAATCTGTAATACCATTTGATTATTACGACAGCCTTTATTCTTATATGTCCAAATCATTAATTCTATCTGATTAATAATTTTTTCTCTATTATATGTGCCATCTAATATTTTACCTTTAGATATATTTTCTACAATAGGGTCTTTTAAATCATTAATCTCATTAATTAGATTATCTAACTTAATTTTCCATGTATTTTTGTATACATTTGTATCTAATGTTACTTTTGTTAACCTTTGTCCATACGTATATGCTTCATCATCTTTCTTTTCGGCTGTCATTAAATAAGGTAAATAATCATCAAGATAACCTTCTTGAACTGGGTCTGGAAATCCTAATAAAGGATTTACTTTAGGCAATAGGGGTTCGGCACCAGGATGAGTTATTTGTATAGTAAAATAATCAAACTCTAGTCTTTTATCACCAGCATAAGAACCTCTATCTATAGTAAAACTTCTACCATTCTCTATGCAACTATAAAGAGATTGAAACCAAGCATCTGAAAGATTTGTAGCTTTAATAAATATATTATTTAACATAAAAACTCCTTATTATATATTTTAATTATACAACCACAAGTTGGAGCAGATAAACCGATCAACTTGGGTGTTATTTTTGATAGTCTATAGGATTGTCCATCTCATCACGTAGATGAAATAGTGGCATAAACTTACCATCTCCTGCAGGAACCGCCTCTACAATGATAAAACTTCCATCCATAAAAGTTATTTGCATACAAAGGTCATCGTCTATATGCTTAATATCTAATACTCGTTTGTATTTAACTAAATCAGTCAGTATTTTGTCCCACTCTAAAAATGAACTACTCATATGAAATACCTCCATGAAAATTAACTTTAAATAAATATAACAACTAAAAATTAAATGTAAATAGGGAAGTATGAAAAATACCTCCCTATTTTTTATTAAACTCTAGAATTCTTCTACATCTATAGTCTTTTCTTTAGTTTCTACAGTACCAACAGTTTCCTTTAGCCCTTCATAATAAACTTTATTAAACAACTCTATCCACTGATCTCCTACAGCACCCTGCCAATTAAACTTATCATGAATCATTTTATATGCTTTGTCAGCTTTTCCAAGAGCTTCGTCATAGTTATTATATATATGTACCATCTTATTGACCATATCTTCTACATCCACAAGAGGTCTAATTACTTCATTGTCATGTGGAAGAACTGTATATAAAGAAGGGTGACCTCCGCTTTTACATGTGTAACCTATCTCATCAGTAATAAACTCTTTCATCGAAGTGTTGCTTGGCATCAAAACAGGTGTTTTAGTAGCCATAGATTCTACCCAGGACATCCCAAAACCCTCACCTATAGAAGTACTTACAACCAAATCAGAGGCATTATAAATAAGATTTACCACCTCTCTAGGATAGCCTTGATTAGGACCAAAATTTTCTGGAAATACTACATCATTATTCATAGTAAAACCAAAAGATTTAATTGTTTCAAGTAAGTTCCATCCTTGATCTTTAGGTGCCATATGTAAATAAAGAATTGAATCAGGTACTTTCTTTCTAAACTCTTTGAAAGCCATAATTGTTCTAGGAATGTCTTTTCTATGCTGATTCCTATTAATATTAGTAACAATAAACTTATCATGATGGTGACCAAAATACATCTTTCTAAACTTAGCTATATCCTCTTTTGGTAGTGGTTTATAGTCGCTTACATTAGCTCCATGAGGAATTACTAAAGGGTCTTTACAACCACTATAAACTAGTTTAGACAGGTCTGCACCAAACTTAGTATATGCAACCATGTAGTCAGCACAGCTAACATTCTTTATCCATTGTTCTTTAGGGAAGCCGTCTATAGGATAATATACTATTGATTTAAACTTTTTTCCACTATCCTTAAGTTTTGATATTAATGGCGGCATAAAATCTAATATAAATGTATCCTGTAGAAAAAATAAGATATCATATTCCATGTGCTGTATCATATTGGCTACTTTTTTTCTGCCATAGGGATCTCTATCATTATTAATGCCAGTAGGCCATATATTGTATGGAAACTCATGAGGATCTCCCCAATAATTAATACCTAGAATGTCTATTTCATACCTTCCTGTTTTATATAATGCCTCAAATATATTCCTAGAAACAGTTGAAAAACCAGTTGCACATGTGGGAGCATCAGCGTATGCTAAAACCTTTATCTTCTTACCAGTTGTTTTACTCAATTTTCTTTTACTCATACTAATTCCTTTCATAATTATAATTATATCTTTTATTCATTATTATCCTATACCAAAGTTTGTGCCACACTCTATCATGATTTGCTCTATTATTGCAGGCCCTACATATAGTTATCAAATTTTTTGGTGAACAGTTTTTCTTATCATAGTCTATATGATGTATTGTCAAGTCTTCAGGGTGTTTTGAGTAACAATATGGATTTAAGCATATATTACCATCCCTGTTTCGTATATCCTGCTTATATTCTTTATCTCTCCAAACCCCACAATAATCTTCATTAGATGAACCTCCGTTCCATCCGTAATTTCCAGGACCAGATATCTTAATAGCATAACATGTAGGACATCTGTAACCACCATTATACCAATCCGTAAAAGTTATACTATGCTCATGACCATAAAAACATTTATATTTAAGTTTTTGTTTCTGGTTGATATAGAAATCAGACAATAGTATATAACCTTCTTTTTCAAACTGTTTTTTGACAAAATTTAATGTGTATCTTACATTATTAGCACAGTGTCCGCACCTACAACCGTTTTTCCAATTACTATATGTTGTAGTAGTTTTATGTCCTTCTGGGCAAATAATATTAAGCTTAGATCTACTATTTATATAATCTTCGCTTATCAAAATATAACCCTCTGACTCAATAACTTGTTTAACATACTCATATTTCAATCTAAGGTTGTCACGGGCACAGTATAAACATCTTTGGCCTTTTCTCCATTCTGAAAAACATATCTGATGTTTATGTCCGTTTGGACATGTATATTTTAACTTAGATTTAGTGTCTTTATACTCAGTGTCTAATAACTCATACCCTTCGTTTTCAAAACTCTCTCTAACATAATTTATAGTGAATTTTTTCATATCTTCTTTGAAACCAAAAATGGTGAAGTATAATTTGTAGTAGAACTTTCCTCTATCTTCTTCTTAAACTGTGGGTTTTTAGAACAGTATTCATCAACCGCTTTTTTGTTTAATGACACTAAATCAACAAAATCTTTTTCTGGAATAGCTTTATGAACAGCTTTAACATCATAATTAGATCTGGAATTCTGTCTTACATAAAGTTGTTTTTCTTTTCCCTTCAAGTTCTCTTCATTGTCTTTGATTTTTTCCATTATCATCATACTAAGTTCTCTTTTTCTCATTTCAAGTATCTTATTAGTTACATTTATAGAATCATATTCTTTAACTAACTCATCATCAGATAATTGAGCAAGAGGCAAAAAGTTGTATTCCTTTTTAGACGCTAGTTCGTTATATGGCTCACACACATCCTTATAATCACACCAAGGACATAGTACCTGTAAAGACGGTTTTGCGTCTTTTTCTTTAAAAGCAAGCATCTGGTTATACACCTCAAGAAGATACTTTTCAAACTCTTCCCTTTGTTCTGGGGTTCTATATGTATATATAGGATCATGCTTCAACATATCCAAACAAAGAATAACTCTTTCATAGTGTGGCCACATTATAGATGCTACTAAATCATACAAAGATAACTGTAGATCATCTTTTAACTGATCTGGAGTAGGTACAGTTTTAGATGTTTTATAATCAACTACTATTAAAGAGTCATTATCCAACTCTACCACCTTATCCATAGCACCCATTACCGGAACTCCTAGTTTAGTTTTAAAATCTGCATTTTTTCCACTCCAAAAACCAAATTTTTCTTCTAAACTAATTATTTTGTTGCCCAAGGAAAAACTTTTTAGTCTAGACTCAACTAAATCTTTGCCCAAAGCATGAACATCCATCTCCTCTATACCTTCTTTTATAGATATTTCATTGTATAAAGCAAATATCTTTTCCTTATCGGCTTTAGAGAATTTTCCTTTTTCCATCCAAATCTTGCCTGCAAGTTCTAAAGACTCATGACAAGCCAGCCCCAACTTAAAAGCTGGTTTAGAAAGTCTAGGAAGTTTTTTCACATATTGAAAATAATACTTCTGTTTACAACTCAAAAATGAGTTAATTCTAGTCGCACTTAACTTAATAGAGCTTTTGCTCATCTCTTACCTCCGTTTCAAACAATTTCATATAAATAACCATACTCCTTATCAAATCTTAACATCTTTATATTTAAAACATTATCATAGTAAAATAATAACTGTGCTATACTATCTGTTATATCATTGTGTTCTTTATAATTAAAACTATTCTCATCAAAATTCATAACATCTATTATAATATAATACAGATTTTCCTTATTGTAAGCCTTAAAAAAAGATTTTACTACTGTATTAACTATTATATCAGGACAAGTTCTGCAATGTTCTAATATTACTTGCTCTGCAACTCCTGCAAACTTGGCTAAAAGTTTTGATACCTTAGCATTTCTACCAAAAAAAGTATCCTCTATAACTATACTATTTGGTTTCAGTCTATTAACTATCTTAACAAGCTCTTTTCTAAAGTAGTTTAATTTTTCAGCAGTTTCAAGCTTCTTGTCAGGCTTAATTCTTCCAAACTTTAACTTATTAAAATCTCCAGAGTAAAAAGACCAGCCAGTTGATGTAGATGATATATCTAAACTTAGTATTCTATATTTTTTTAAGGACATTTATTTCCTCTTCGCTCAATGAGTTTATATCTGGATACATCATTCTAAGTTTTACTATTATATTTCCTGGATTTCCACCATTTACACCTTCTGGTCCTCTTTCTCTCACTCTAAGAATGTCACTGTCCCTAGTATTTTTTGGTATTTCTACTTTTACTTTTCTATTTTCTATTCTCTTAGTTCCTTTACCTTCACACTCTTCACATGAATTAAGTTTTATTTCTCCTGTCCCATTACACTTACTGCACGGAGTTGTTTGGGCCGTCATCATTCTGCCAGTCAACTTTTGAATCATGATAACTCCCTCACCGTTACAGTTACCACATATCTCAAGCTCCGTTGCACCCTTTCCAGAACAATTTTGGCACAAATCATCGTATGTTATGTTTATAATTTCTTCTCCGCCCGCGAGAAATTTGTATAATTTTACATCAATAATTAATTTCAAATCTTTACCATTTATAGGTGCATTTCTATCTCTTCTTCTTCCTCTACCTGGAAAACCAAAACCAAAATTAAACATACCATCAAACGGATTAAACCCCATATTAGGATTATCATAAAGGTTTCTCTTATTAGGATCTTTTAGTGTTTCATAAGCCTCATTAGCCTCTTTAAACTTAATTTCAGCCTCTTTATTACCATTGTTCTTATCTGGATGGTATTTCATAGCTAGTTTTCTATATGCTTTCTTTATATCATCAGCAGAAGCATCTTTAGATACACCTAATATTTTATAATAATCAGACATCTTCTATAATTTCCCACTTAGTATCACAATTTACTACATCAGAGCATCTGAACTTATTTAGTTCATATTCAAAAGCCAAAGAATTACATTTTATACATCTATAAACAGTATCCAAAAGACTTCCTTCTTGTTCATTTCCACAATTATTCATTTGATACCCTCTCTATATTTATAATTTCAAGAACACTCCCTCTTATTTTAACAACATCATCAAAAAACTCTATACTCATAGGTGTAAATATCTGATTTTGTTTTAAATTTGGGTATTTATTTACAGCAAGTAACACCTTAGTTATTGATGGTAAATATAAAACACCTTTAGAAAACAAATCAAAATCACCGCTATCTTTATCAAATACTCCGCTAGATAGCTCATGATAGTTTCCACTTCTTGGAATCTCTATTTCTATTTTTTCTATTACCGTAAAATTAGTGTTTACCATAGGTAGCATTGATAACGTAGGCAAACCCATATGAACTTCGTAGTTACTCATTAGTACCCTCCACAATAAAATTATCAACAAGAACTTCTGTCCAATACTTTCTCATAGGCATATTACATCCGTTACAATTGCTTTCAAAAGAACTCTCTTCTATATGCCCATGTATTTTGACAAAAGTTTTTCCATTAAAAGAATTTAAATCTTCTGCTATACTCCCCCAAGCAGCTATTTTTATAAACTGCTTCTTTCCATCATCTGCTGGTATTTCTAGGCTGCCTTTAAACATTGCTGTATTATTAGCTCCAACATATTTAAAAGTTTTACCTATAACATACCCTTTTAACTTTACAAAGTTTTCTCCAACCATACTTCTCTACCTCCTATATAATTTTCCAAATAATAAAATATTTGTTCATCTGTCAAATCAGCAGGGTCTAAACCTTTACCGTTTACATCTACTTCTGTTATAACCTCTGTATATATATTTATTTTACCTTTTAATAAGTCATAAGATCTTCCTATAGCCTCCATTCCTGCCAAGTCATTATCAAAAAATAATACTACCCCCTTTTCAGCATAGGAAAAAATTAATTCTGCCTGTCCCTCAGTTATACCAGACCCCATACAGGCAGCAACGTTGAATATACCTAATTCATACATTCTCCATACACTTTTAAAACCCTCTACTATTATCAACGGCAACTCACTACAACACTCTTTAGAATTATTTAAATTATAAAGAACTGAATCTTTATCAAATGGGGTTGTAAGCTTATACTTTCCATTGTCATCAACGCCCCTCCTTATGTCTCTTAAAGAGTATGCTACTAACCTGTCTTTTACATCATAAATAGGTATAATATCCCTAACTATTCTATCATTATCAACATAACCTCCAGCTATTTCAAAATGATCCAATGTTTCTTCCTTGAAACCATCCTCTATAAACAACGAAGATCTATAAGGTTTGTAATAACTAAGTTTTATAGGGTCAACTATATCAGGTACTTCTGGCGTCATTGTGCCAAACCTTTTAACAAATTCTTTTTTCTCTCTATTATGTCTATACCTTACAAGTTCCTCATTTGTTATATTATTTGTACCAGAAATCATTTCTAAGTACTCCAAAGCATCCATAAAACTCACATTATTAACAGATCTTACCAAACCGATAAGATCGTTTCCATAAGCCTCATGACATTTGTGAGTAAAACAAACCCATGTTTTTAACTCTTTGTTTAATCTAAAAGCTGTAGGGTTATCTCCACCATGAATTATACAAGACGATCTAAACTCTTTAGATGTGTCTCTAGTAGATTTAAACCCAAGTCTTTCTACCAAATAAACAGGGTCTATACTTAGTTTAATCCTATCTATTCTATCCTTTATGGTATTTCTGTTATTCAAGTTCATCTTCTACTATATACCTATTCTTATAAACATCTTCATCAAAATCGTTGTAATTTGTAACTTCTCCAACATCTTGCATAAAATACTGGTCATGTGCTGGAACTTCGTGTATAGTAAGTCTTGTTTTATGAAATCTATAACCTATCCCTTCTTCAGGAGTGCTTCCGCCCCTTCTTGTATCCTTTATTACTAATTTGTATTGACCACACTCTGCACCGCCAGCTTTCTTTTCGTCTTCTGTTCTTAAACCCCAATATGATACAATGTCTCCATACCTAGCAATTCTATCACTATCGGCTATATTGTTTTGTCTATTAAGCTGTACTGCAGTAAGTGCTGGAACATCTAGTATCCCAGACAAGTCCTTAAGCTTAGTAGTTACATCACCTAATATTTGATACTCTTTCCTTCCCTCACCAACAGTAGATAAATCTGGTTCTTTAAGATAATCGAATATAATTAAACCTATATTCTCTTTAACCTTATATTTTTTACAAAGAGACACAATCTTATCTACACTATACCCAGGCATATACTTATGAAATATTTTTCCTTTCTTAAGAAGTTCTTTTGCTTTATTAAGTTTATCTAATTGAACTTTATTCCACCCTCCGTGTTTTATACCTCTTTCTTTTATTCCTGTTATTACAGCCAGTGCCCTTGTTTGCCATTCAACATAAGTCATCTCTGTGTCTATATATAGAGTAGGAACACGTGCTATATAAGCATTATATAAACCTATATTTGTTAAAAAAGTACTTTTTCCCATTTTCTTTCTAGCTGCAACAACCATCAAAGTTCCAGGGATCATGCCATCTATCTGTTTATCTAATACTGGATATCCTGTAGATATACCAGTCATTACTGTTTTTTTATCTTTTCTACTTTCTATAAACTTGTCAATATCATCACCAAAAACCTTTGGATCTTCGTTCAATAAAGAATTAGATGATAAATCCAATATATTGTTTTCAATACCACTTATAAGATCTGAACTGTTCTTGCCTGTCTGCGCATTCTTTTCTATAAATGAAAGATGTTTCTGTAGAGAAGAGTATGTTTTATATTTTATACTAGACTCCATTACATTTTCCAAATATATTTCAAAGTTCTCATCTGAGATTGGCATATTCACTACTGACTGTAAATAACCAACCCCACCTATTAGTTCTAATACATCCAAACTCTGTGATTTATTAACAACCATAGATAAATCAAATTTATTTACTCCAGAGTTTGCTAACTCTTTCAATATAACAAACAATAGCTGGTGTGAATCGTCAAGAAAATCCTCTTCACTTATTTTAGATGTCATACTATAAAAATAGTCTATATCCTTAAAACAATATGAAAGAACAGCCCTTTCATCACCAGGTTTATAGAACATCTCCTTATATCCAGAACTCGACATATTATTTCCTTTCCGCCCTTATAGTAAAAAGTTCCTGTTCTCTTCTAGTTAATTCTCTCTTAAATGTAGCTATATACTCACTTATTGTTTTATCTATACCGTCTAATATAGTGAGCTCATCCTGTAGATTGTTTATATCATCATCAAGTATAGAAAGATCAGTGTTAGTATTTACCAAATAATCACTTGCTGCTTTCTTTGTCTTATATTTTTTAATTATTGCTTCATCAAGAGACAATGACATAGAATTATCAAACAATCTTTTCTTTTTTGTTAAGTCAGCTTTGGTCTTATTTATCTCGTACCTATAATAAATAAGATATTGAGAAAGAGCTATGGCATACCTGCTGACAGTTATATTATCCAATGAGTCTAAAGTCATAGGATCGAAAGACCAAACCTCATCTAATAGGTTTTTATTTATTTTTATCTTACTAAAAGAATAAACTCCGCTATCCATAACACCCATCCTCCTTTAATTAACTTCATCGTCTCCATATAATCTATCACTTATATGTCTTGAGTCATGTATACCTGTACAATAATATTCCCACTCAACCACTTCCCCTGTTTTTTTATCTACGACTGGGCAATAGTGTGATTCCATAGGAAAAATCTCACCGTTTACAACATCCACTTGTCTACAAACACGACTTAAATTACAATATTTATAGTCACCATAAACAGTTCCATCCTTTAAGCATCCAAAATCTCTACAATCTTTTTTATACTTAATAGAGTCCGCAGTTATTATAGAATTTCTACTCATAAAACCCACCTTCCATAGCCCTTTCTATTTTATGTAAAACTAAATCTTCTGTTATATCTTCATTATAATACATCCTAACCAAATAGCAACCATTTTCTTCAGCCCATTCCCTTTTTAAATTATCTCTTTCTCTCTGTTTAAGAAAGGACGACCTATCACCATGGAAGTGTGGTGTATATTCTACATGTTGTCTTCCCTGCACTTCAACTAAAACATTTAATTTCTTTATATAAAAATCAAAAAACAGTTTAGTTCCCTTATAATTAACATAATGTTCACAAAAAACCTGTTTAAAAGGATTATCAGGAAACAAACTCTTCAGAATAGATAGGACCTGGGTTGCTATGTAGCTCATATTGCTCCTTTAAACCTATTGATTCTATTATATCATCTCTTATTTTATTAAAAACTTCTTTATTCTCTTTTAAAAATACCACACTATTCACTGCACCCTGTGCTATATTCTCGCCGCCATATTTAAACCATGATCCAGCTTTTTCTATAATATCCAAGCTCACAGCGAGATCTAAAACCTCATTGTAATGGTCATAACCCTTACCATAAATTAGATCAAGTTCTGCTTTTCTAAATGGTTCACCTAATTTGTTTTTAATAACCTCATGAACTGCTTTATGACCATAAACTTCACCAGAAGGAGAAGACAGTCTTCTAGCTTTACTTTCTGGACCTCTTACACTTATCCTACCAGTAGCCCAAAAAGCAAGCGCTTCACCGCCTGTGGTTGTTTCTGGATTACCATACCCACCCACCTTCATTCTAGTTTGGTTAACAAAAATCAAGAGAACAGAGTTCGCTGCTGCTTGCGGAGTAATCTTTCTTAATGCCTTACTCATTAACCTTGCCTGTAGTGCCATCTGTTGATCGTCTATATCAGCAACGGCCTCAACCATTGGGATAAGAGCGCTTACACTATCAACCACTATAACAGAGTATTCACCAGTTTTTATTAAACTCTCCACAATATCTAGATTAGGCTCGCCACCATAAACCTGTACTAAATCTAATTTATCTGCATCAACCCCATAGTTTATAAACAACTTTGGATCTACAGCCTGTTCAGCATCAACATAAGCGCACCTCATGCCCCTTCTTTGTGCTTGGATGACCACATGCACTCCTAAAGTACTCTTACCACTACTGTTGGGGCCAAACACCTCATAAACCCTACCAAGAGCCATACCTCCTCTACCTAGAGCAAGGTCCAAACCTAAAGATCCTGTGCTAACAGTTCTAATTGTGTTCTCTCCTTCAGATAATGGTACTAAAACATTCCCATATTTCTTTTTTATTTCGGATCTTACTAAATCGGTAGATTTCTTTTCATCAGAAATCTTGTTTTTACTTTTTGCCATAATTAACCCCTATAAATTTTTAAGTATATCATCTAAATTTCCAAAACCAAATTCTATGTTTTTATTTTTCTCATATTCTTCTGTCTCGATATCTGCTTGTCTCATTAGACGTGTTAAATCCTCTTTCTTTCTGTTATAAATGTATATAGCTTTTTCCGTTACCCACGACATGTTTCCTTGCCCAAATATTCTGAAATTACACATAAGATTGGGGTCTATACCAAAGTCATCTTTATGTTCAAACACCAATTCAACTATCTCAACACAAAAACCTAAAGCCTCTTTATACTCAAAGCCAGTCATTTCCTTTACATGTTCTACAAGTTCTTTAGCTATAGAAAGATCAACTATATTTTCCCTATAAGGAGCTATATTTGGGCAGTGTTCTCTTAAACGATGGTAAAATAAATCTATAAGATCCAAGTTACTACTAACACCGTATTTTGTTTTATGTATTTTTTTAACAGAGTATTGATGTCTTTTTAACACATCAACACACTCCTTAAGAACAACCTCAAATCTAGATTCTTCTGATATTAAGGGTGTGGTCTTTTCTAACTCATATATAGCGTTCTTTATTTTTTTGACTTCCTTGACTAAAGGTGATGGCATCTATTATCTCCTAGATAAATTAGTAACAAAAGACTTTTGTTTCTCATTTTCAGACACCACTATAATTCCGTTGTTTTCATCAGTGTATTTTAATTTAATATTTTCATCCTCTACAGATAGAATAGCATTTATTAAATCCCTTCCATCTACATCAACAACAAAAGAATCACCGTTTTCTATACCATCATACTCAAACAAAGAAACGTCTGTCTTTATGTTCAACATACTGTCTGAAGTTTCTATTGTAAGTCTGTTATAATCTTCTTGGTCTAATAAATCTACAAAAGAAGATATACCAGATAATATTATATCCCTATTAATAAGCATTTCTTTCTCAAACATAGACCATACAGAGTTGGTATCAGGCCAAGTTCTATATGAAAGTCCACTGGACCAGAAAACAATGTTGTCAAAATGTAGCTTTGTTTTGTATTTTGATACCTCTATGAATAACTCAAAATCATCAAGAATAACTCTCTTCATACCCATAATAAATTCATACGGCAAAAAATATTCCCCTTGTTTACCATTAGTAGAAGCGTTTGTTATATACTCAGAAACAACCCTTCCGTTAGTAGCGGTAAACACTAATTCGTTTTCTGATACTAATAATCTTATGCCCATCATAAAGTCTTCTATGCCTGAAGAATCCACAGCATACAAAAGTTTATCTACAGCTGTTTTTATTATTCTTGAATTAATTATTATATTAGGTTCTTCCATCTCAACTAAAGGAAGATTGGTAGTTGAGTTTATTTGTTCTATATTTATAGAACTCTTAGAACTCTTACCGTTTTGAATAGATTCTACACTTATTAGAACCTTTGTTTTTGATTTCTTTATTAAGAATTCTTTGGAACCAAACTCTCCATTCCAAGGATTGAAGGTCATTATAAATGATTTTATTTTACTATAAACAACATAAACTTGACCCTCTTCTTGAACTTTTGCAGGAAACTCACAAGATATACCAGAGTTACCATTATTAGAAATGAATAATACGCTGTTTTCCTTTGCCTTAATTAAAACCTGTCCCTCAAATGAATAAGTATTCATTTTAGCTGATACACCTAAGAGCTTCACAGCCCTTTGCATGTCGCTAGTGCTAATAAAAAACTTCATAAAATACCTCTTATATCTTTAAGTTAATAAATATCTAACTATATAGAAGTTAGTTAAATAGAATATAAACCATAAACAATTTTTGTCAAGAAAAATTATTATTTTTTTTTATAAAAATAATCTAAGAAGATACTATAACAACTTCTGCGCCTAAGTCAACACTTTGTAATAAAGAAACTCTATCTATTATATCTCTTATAGCTTCATCTATTGTTTTATATTTTTTCAAATTAAAAACAAACTTTCTTCGTAATTTAACTCTATCAAGCCCTTTTGGTAAGTTATCTAAACTATATCCTTTAACAACTATGGTCCAATTACTTCCTATTTCATCTGGGTAAACTTTTTTGTCGCCCTCAAAAAATGTATAGGTTCCCATATAGCTTCCAAAAGATAATTCCAAAATTCTTCTCCATTCCTCTATGTTATCCTTAAGATTTAAGGTTATAATTCTATCTAAAACTTTTGATTTATAGTTCGGATTAATTACTCCTCTTATATTAACTCCTAGATTTTTTTCTATATACAAGGCATTTATACTACATGGCATGTCTATTGCAGTTTTATTAAATAACTCTTTATAATACATTTTTTGTAAATAAACATTATCAATATAAAAATTACAATTCCTGCCTCCAAAACCATTTGACCAGACATCTCCAATTTTATCTGTGTTGTGTAACCTAAAATTCACAACATTTACACCATAATCTTTACTTTCTATTTTATCAAAAACCTCAATCTGATCTATCTTTACTCTATTTCCTCCAGACATATTTTCATAAACAACTACCCATATAACACTATACTTAGTATCGTTATTTAAATAAAAAGAACTAAAGTTTTTTTCTTCCCAATAATCTAAATTGTCTGATAAATCAACCAGTAATAATGAAACCCCACTAGTAGTAACATAGTCTTCATAAGTAGTTGGCAACTCAAAACCAGCTCTTATATCAAAAACCTTAGGCGCTAAACCATAATAAGCCTCAGAGTTAGGTTTAATTTTTATAGCTTTCAAAGTTATTTCTCTATCAAAAAAATAACCAAATGCCTGATAAGGTCCCACATCATTACTCTGAAATGATGTGCTTAAATCATTATCACATAATGAAGTTTCAGAGTATCCATCATCTTTAGAGCTAACAAAAGCAGTTCCTCCATAACAAACATCTTTAGTGAAGTTATTCATTTGTATACCAGAAAAGCTTGTCATATAAGATGACTCAATATCCTCTATATCAATATCAATTGACTTATTTTCCCAATCAAAATAAATTCTGTTTCTATACCATTTACTTTCTTCCATTGTATAATCATAATCTATTTCTTTCCATTCATTTTCATATAAATGTCTTAAATTAAATTCTTTACTATAAGTAATAGCAGATATAGAATCATTATTACTATTGACTAGTTCTACAACAGGTGTAAAACCGGCAGGATTTCCTATAGCTGAAATATTATATATATACATTGAACAACTGCCATCAGTTTTCCAAAACGTAAATCTATATTCTTTATAACTACTTACACTATTCAATATATAATTTTTTGGTGTTGGAACTGATCTAGAATAAGGAACGTCATTAACATCAGAAACATCTACCCAATCATCACTTTCTGAGTTTCTTGCACTTATTAATAAAACAACATTACCATAATAAGTAGTAGTATATAATACAAACGAATGAATATTTAAATTATCATCATATAGATCTAAATAAAAATATTTATAAGTTCCTGTATTAAAACCTGTTCCAGTATACAAACTATCGTCTAAAGCATTATAAGGGTTATCTCCTCCAGAAACAACAGATTTACTTATATCTACAAAACATTGATGTATATTTATAAAAAATTCTAAAAAATCCAATTCATTACTATATATTGAACCACCTGAAAGATCAGACCCTTTTATTATATAATCAACATATTGTGTGTCGTTTCCCTCCTCGTCGTGTTGATATATAGATATTTGGTCATATTCTAGTGAATAATTTGTTGAGTTAATTATAGTCCTACTACCGCCTTCTGCATTATACAGAGTATCCCAAACACCATCTAAAATTTTTCTACCTTTTACCGTGATCCAGTAATTATCGTTATCGCTTATGTAAGCATATATATAAATGTAAGTTATTCCCATAGAATATATATTAGAATACCAAGTGTATTCATCAGACCCTTGCAATCTCCCACTGTCATCATAATATATTTCTCCAGACCCTGGAATAACACACCGTGATACTGGGTTATATAAAGCCACAACTCCATCATTATATAAAGAGTAATTTCCAATACAATTGCTGTCAGAAACCAATGACATAGTAGAGTTACTCCAATTTAAACCAGTATCTCCTTCTTCAAAATTGTAAAACTCTCTTATTGGTGGTTCTGGTGTTGGGTTTTTAGAAAAACCCACTAAACTATGAAAATTACATCCAGAGTCTAAAGACTTAATTTCTATTTTAATATAACCAACAGGTCTATAAAAATCATATACATAAACATCCCTAATTATTTCTTTTATATTATCACAAGTATGAACATCCACAATTTCCCAAGGTTCAAATATCAGCTCTTTAAAATATATTGAAATATTATCAGTAAAAAAATCTTGAGATGTTATCTTATAGAATAACCTGCTTATAGTTTGAGCCGGGTTAACTTCTATTAAAGCATGGAAGTAATCACCATGATCTATATCTCCAGTTTGACAAAACGTTTCAGAATCACCGTCTATTGCATTACTTTGACATGTTATTTCTGTTTCCGTTATATTTTTCCAATCAAATTCCCAATATTCCCTATTTATACTATATTCTGGTACTTCTTCAAAAACAGGTCTATATGACTCTACAAACCTTACAGCAGAATCTATCCCTAAAAGACCTGGGTCCTTAATATATCTATGACTATGTACATTATAATACGATATACTTCCGTTTTTTAACAAAATCGGAAGGTAACTCAATCCGTATATATCTCCAGGTTTATTAAAGTCCAATTCTAAACTGGTAAAATAATCTTTGTAATCTTTTACAAATCTTGACCCAATGGTGTTTTCTACTGAATAAGTATTATAATTTACTCTAGCATACATGTCCTGTATATTGCTTCCATCGGCGCCAAATATTTTTGCTGTTAACATTGAACTAAACATAGAGTTAAGTGTGATATTCATATCTAAATAACCAGAGTTAAAACATGGATAATTTATTGTAGCCCCTAAGTCCCTTCCTTCTAAATAAGAAACTATAAGTCTAGTTCTTGAGAATACAACCTTTGGATATATTTTACATATTAATGTACTAGATAGTCCTTTAGCTAATATATAGGCTGATAAATTTAACGCGGGCAAGGAATTAATCATCTGGTGTAGGTCACTAGTATAATAAGCATCTAAGAATACAGAAAGATCATTCTCTACTGCTATACCTTTTCTTGTATGTATAAATACAGGTAAATTAACTGATTCAACACCAAATATATATGATGTAATATAGTATGGGTATTCCATATTAACTATATTTGCATACAAATTAGCATCCTGCCAACCCCTTAAACTAAAACCAAGATCTACAGGTGTAATGGCGAACAAGTATGCGGATATATTATCCATATAGGTGCATCTTAAATATACATCCAGGTTAGAATAATCGAAAGGAGTAATATTCTTTAACAAGTCGAGTGTTTGCCAACCATGTAAATTAGCATCTATATCAAAAGGACTTCTCTTGAATATCTTATATACTTCTAAATTTAAATCTAAAAAAGTTCTTTCGTTTGATTTTAAATATTTATCTAAGTTTATTTCTAATTTTCTTTTAGGTTTAATTGCCCCTAACATATCCAATTGTTCTTCGACAACCCAACCTTTTAGAATACCAAAAATACTTATATCGTGTTTTTGGAAAATATTAACATATGATATTATATCAATATTTAATGGGAAGACTGTTTTGGCGTATGCATAAAGATCTATAGGTATTTCTCTATGAACTGCTTTTATTATATTAAATATGTCAGATTGAACTGATGCATAACCTTTTAATATACTGAATAAATCTTTTTGGCCGGGGAAAGTTTGTTTCAAATATGCTGGTATGTCACTAAACCTATAAGCATAGGTTAGTTCCACACCTAAATCTCTAAAACCTGTATAAACACAAGAATGGTTTACTATTTGAATATTAGAACTGCCATAACCAAAAACATAGGTTTGACATTCTTTTATATAGTCCTCACTTACTGGAGAAATATACACCCCTAGATCTTTCGCAAGGCCAGGAAATCTGAAATTTACATTATCAAATGAAGGAGGTTCGTATCCAGAACTTGTGAATTTAAAATGTATATTATTTTCTGGTGGTTCATAGCTCATATTATGCTAAAATAGGATTTCCTCCTATATTTAGATCTACTATATCTTCTTGTTTTAATTTATCTTTTACAGAAACTTTACTGTGTGTTTTTGTTATTACATCTACTACTTCTTTCTTGTTTAGATCTATTATATAAAACCCATTATTAGATGATATATACACTAGACCTGAGTTTCTACTTGCTGTTTTATCTGCTGCCACAAACATAAATTCAGATAAATTATGATTCGTTAAATAGTAATTTATTCCTCTATATACCTGTTTATAATCAACAATATCAAAACTTAAAGGAGAGTCTTCAATTACTAATAAATTACAAGAATCCAAAAAAGCCATTTACTCACCTCCACCCCTGATATACCACTTAGTATACTTTTTATTCATTGAAGAAAATATTTCCGAATTAAACTTTGAGTAGTAACCTTTAATATAAGGAAACTTATTTAAGCTTATTATGGACGCATCAGTTACTGTACGATCAGAATAATCTTTTGAGTAGTAACCTTTAATATAAGGAAACTTATTTAAGCTTATTATGGACGCATCAGTTACTGTACGATCAGAATAATCTATTGATTTTGTACCTATAAATCTATCTGTGTCAACAACACTATCTGAATTAGTTATATAGAAAGCCATTTATATCTCCCTCAAATATACATCTGATCCTAGTTTTAACATTGTAGGAGTTTTCCTATAAAATGTTTCACATACAGTATATGTTTCTGAACCACTGACCGGCATTGGTAGTGGTGGATCAAATGTTAAAGTATTGTAAGTATTTGAAATAATTCTTCTTGTAGTATCCTCTTGTTCTCCGCTGGTTATTATTACTCCCATACCATTTAACGAGTCAACAAGCCATGCTTTGTCATCATCAAATATTTCTGTAGTTGTAGAAGAAAAAACCTGACCACTAGAAATTTCGTTAACTCCTATAATATCATTATGAGAACCGTACGAACAATTGTAAAAATAACTGGAATTACCTAAAATACCGTTGGAGTCACTAAACATTATTGGAGACAAGACATACTCGCCATCTTTATAGTTTTCTACAGTAGATTTTATTACATTATTATTAGTAAAATATGAATTAGTTGTACTAGTTGAGTATAAATTATCTACACCCCAATTTAGTCCCTGGCAATCATAGTTGCTTCTATCATACGCTCCAACACTTACCCAAGGAAAAGGTAATGGTCCAAATTTAGTTCCTGAAGCCATTGTATAAACTATATTATCAAAAGTTACTGTATCATTTACAGTATCTTTTGCAAATATTTTTGGTTTTGAAACATGCCCTAGTGGAGAAATTAATCTGTAATTTGCATTTGTTTTAAAATAAGAAGATTCTCCTGAATTAAGTTGTGCTACAACATTATTTCCAGGGTTAATTTCTTCTTGAAGTGTTGCTATTTTATTATCCCAAATAGTATTGTCTATCTTGAAAACCATTGAACATGTTGATGAATTAGTACTTGGTCTATATATCTCTATATAAAAAAAACATTTATTACCCTTTAATACAATATTATTATAAGAAGAAGCATCACACCTAATTCCACCAGCTAAACGATCATCATAGCTCCAACTATAAACATAACCAAACCTGTTATAGTAGTTATTATTTGTGTCATTAAAATATATACACGGATTTAACCACAACAAAGTTGGTCTAGAAGTAAGTATAAAATAAATATAACACGGTAGTGTATCATCTTCCTGTTCTGAAGATTTAAGCCCAAGAAGGTTATTACTATCTATTCTATCATCTACAACCCCCCAACCTATTGTAGAAACATTATCTCTTGTTTTATACAATACATCTTTATTGTTATCAGCAACTAATTCTTCAGTAGAGTAAACTCTTTCCATAATAAATCTCCTATTTATATATCTTTTAAAAAAACATTACTACCTAACGCATTGAAAGCTGTTTTCCTATAAAATGTTTCACATACAGTATATGTTTCTGAACCACTGACCGGCATTGGTAGTGGTGGATCAAATGTTAAAGTATTGTAAGTATTTGAAATAATTCTTCTTGTAGTATCCTCTTGTT